CAAGATGGAGCAGTGGGCGAAGTGCGAGTCTGGGCCTCCTGACTCACTTGAGGGTCGCGAATGCTACGTCGGCCTCGATCTGGCTACGACCTACGACACATCGGCCATGATCGCACTGTTCCCTGCACCGGACGGGACGTTTGACGTACTGTGCCGCTTCTGGATTCCTGGGGATAATGCCCTAGAGCGCGAGCGTCGCGACGGAGTGCCGTATGCCATCTGGGCGAATACCCCCGAAACTGGCCTCTATATGACCGACGGAAACGTCACGGACTACGACGTAGTGCGGCGTCACATCAACGAGTTCGGCAAGGTCTACAACGTCAAGCAGATCGCGATTGACCGCTGGAATGCGACGCAACTCAGCCTTCAACTTCAAGCAGATGGGTTCGATGTAGTAGGATTCTCGCAAGGCGTAGGCTCCATGAGCCCTCCGTCGAAGATGCTTGAGAACCTAGTTTTATCTGGCCGGATTCGGCACGGCGGAAACAAAGTTCTCTCGTGGATGGCAGGCAACGTGTCTGTGAAGGTAGACGCGAACGAGAACATCAGGCCGGTGAAGCCGAAGCCGGGGAGTCCGCACAGAATCGACGGAATCGTCAGCCTTATCATGGCAATAGGTTCTTTTTCAGCCAGCCTGAAGCCGAAGCCTGAAGAGCCAGAACCCGGAATGCTGATTCTATGATCACCCAGAGCAGGATCTTGTGGCTCCCCAATGGGGCAGAGGATCGTCACGTTTCGTGGGATGACGTGTCTCCCTCCAGCGCCAGGAACCCGTCTGGCGTTCGCATTGACAGCGACACTGCACTCCAGAGCACAGTCGTGCTCGCCTGCGCTAGAGTCTTGGCAGAATCGCTCGCCGCGCTTCCGCTGCATCTCTACGAGTATCTCCCTGGCGGCGGAAAGGCTCCAGCAAAGGAGCATCCTCTGTATCGCAGGCTCCATGTCTCACCGAACTCGTGGCAGACTGCCTTCGAGTGGAGGGAGCAGCAGGTTCTCTGGCTGGCTCTTTGGGGAAACGCATACAACCTTCTAGTCCCTGGTGCTGCGGGCTTCGCGACCGAACTATGGCCTCTGCACCCGAGCCGCATGAAGCCAGAGCGTATCGAGAACGGACGCATCAGGTACAAGTACCGGGACGAGAATGGTCGCGAAGAAACTTACACTCAAGACCAGATCATGCACATTCGCTGGCTGTCTGATGACGGCCTCGAAGGAATGGTTCCTGTCGAACTCGCTCGCGACGCGATTGGGCTTGCTCGCGCGTGCGAGATTCACGGAGCACGGTTCTTCGGGAACGGAGCCCGCCCAGGTTTCGTGCTGACCACCGACAACGACATGAAGCCAGAGGCGGCTTCAATGCTTCGCGATAACTGGGAGCGGATGCACAGAGGCCCGGATCGCTCGAATCGAACCGCCGTTCTGTTCGGCGGCCTGAAGCCGCACGAACTCGGGAGTGCGAGCAATCAGGAGTCCCAGTTTCTTGAAACCAGAAGGTTTCAGATCGAAGAGGTCTGCCGCCTCTATCGTGTTCCTCCTCACCTAGTCGGCGACCTCACGCGTTCTTCGTTCTCGAACATCGAACAGCAGAGCATCGACTTCGTTCAGCACACTCTGCTCCCGTGGTGTCGTCGCTTCGAGAACGCGTTCGCTAGAGACTTGATCGTCGAGGACGACAAGTATTTTGCAGAGTTCGACACTCGCGGACTGCTTCGCGGCGATGCGGCTGCGAGGGCTTCTTACTACTCGTCGATGTACAACCTCGGCGTCGCAAGCATCAACGAGATCCGCTCTTGGGAGAACCTGAACCCAATCGAAGGCGGCGACCTGCGGTTCGTTCAGTTGAACATGCAGACGCTCGATCAGGCGAACGTCACCGCGACGGCTACGAAGGAGCCAGAGGCCGAGCCTCAAGTCGAAGAGCAGCCGACCGCAGCAGTCGGCGATCTAGTGGCCCTCGTGGAACAGATCGGCTCCGGTGCGATCACGCCAGATGCCGCGAAGGCTGCGTTCGCTTCTGTGTTCCCGCAGATGCCAGAGTCTGTCGCAGCCGCGATCATCGAGGGTGCGATCAAAAAGCCGGAGCCTGAGCCGACTGTTACGGAACCGATGCCGGAAAAAAATCCGGCAGAGGTTGCGGAACAGCCTGCTCCTGCCCCGGCTGGGAGGTCCCTTTGGCAAGGTTCGCTTCGTGACTCCGAAGGCCGAAGCCTGACGATCAGCATCGACTTTGACCGCACGTTTGCGGCCGACCCAGAACTCATGGGCGACTTCGCCGCGAAGGCGAAGGCCGATGGCAACACGGTCGTAATGATTACGCGGCGGGCTGATACGCCCGAAGACCGCGATTTCATTGAGCAGACGCTTGGCTCCTACGCCGATGCCTTTGATTCCGTGATTCTGGCTGGCCCAGATACGCAGAAGGAATCCGCCGCGAAGCAGGCTGGCATCAGCGTCGATATCTGGATCGACGACAGCCCGCAGACGATCAAGGAGATTCGCGGCTTCTGCCCGACCGGCCCCGGCGGCGGGATTGATAACTCTTGCGGCAAGGAAGGCGGCGGCGGCTCGGTCGCGGCAGTCGGAGACACGCTGAAGCGAAAGGACGTTCAGGTCGGCCAGACGATCTCGGTTCAGAAGCACGGCCAGCAGAAAGTCCACAACGGAGTTGTCACGGGAGTCAAGCATGAGGCCGCAGTCTCTGAGATCACGCTGAAAGACGCAGACGGCAACGAGACAACGATCCGAATCAGGAATCTCGCACAGATTCGTGAGGCTAACCTCGGCGACTCAGGGAAGATAAGAGAGCCATCTGAAAAGAAAGGGCCGAATCCTGGCAAGACCAAGACAATTCAGGAGGTCCCGGAGAAGCCGACCGGAGGAAGCAAGAAAGAACGCGAACGCTTCCGGCAGGAAGTGAAGGATTTCTGTGCATCTCATGGAGTTAGCGTCGAAGACTCGTTCTCTGTAGGCAGGCAAGGCTCAACAATCGACTCGCTTCATGAGGTCGCCGTTGGAGTGAACAGGCTCGTGAAGAGCGGCCAGGAGCCGCCTCCAGTAATCGTCATGACTAGGCCACAGAAAGGCCACATGGGATACTTCAGTCCGCATCGCCCGGACGCAATCTTCGTGAACGCGAGGCTGCCTGCCGGAGAACCGCAGGGTTCCATCAACAACGGGTTTCTTGCCGGAACCGGCAGTTCAGGAAGAGGGACTATCATCGTTCACGAAAACGCACACCGACTGCATCAGGCCGCTGTCGGGGAACAAGAGTTCAGGAGGTTCCCTCGGATTCAGCCTCGCGGCGGAACCACTCTTTCGTTCAGGGACCACCAGGTCGCAGGCCAGGTAAGCAGGTACGCGCAGACCTGCGAAGTCGAGTTCGTTGCCGAAACGTATTCAGGTCACGTTGCTGGCAGGAGATACAGCGACGATGTATATACTCTGTACAACCGACTCGGCGGCCCGAGGCTCCGAGAGGTCAAGTTCACGAAGAGCGGCAAGGTCAAGGTCAAAAACTAAGGAGACTCTGCGATGACAATGTTCGCTGAAAGCGATTACAACTCAGAAGAGCACGCGAGACTCATAGACCAAATGCTTGGAAAGAAGCCGCCAGAAAACGAGATCAACCTGATCGAAGGGGTTGATGACGACGCCGTCACGCTCGACGCACTGCCCCCTGACGATGAAGAGAAGAAATAATGCCGTTGCGCACTGAAAGCGACGCTGGATATACCGTCGGTATATCGGCGAGCGCAGATCCAAAGTCCACGCACAGAGTGTCGTCGGAGCCGGAGTCTCGGGCAGAGAAGTACGACCACATCAACTTCAAGCCTCCATCTGGGGTACGCTCCGAGGCGCAGCGTGGACTCGACTGGCGCAGTGAGTTCGGGCGTGGCGGGACAAGCATCGGGATCGCCAGGGCTCGCGACTTGAGCAACGGTTCGCAGATCAGCCCCGAGACTGCTCGCCGCATGAAGGCTTTCTTTGATCGGCATCAGTCTGATAAAAATGCAGAAGGCTGGAGCCCAGGAGAGAAGGGGTTCCCGTCCAACGGTCGCATCGCTCACGCCCTCTGGGGCGGCGATGCCGGATACGCATGGTCACGAAAACTGGTGAGGCAGATGAACGCTGCTGACGAGCGGAGCCACGAAATGCAAATCGAAACGCGATCGCTATGCCTCAACGACGACGAGTCGTTCCCGCTGCTCAAGATCGAACGTCGCTGCTGCGAAGAGCGGGCCGACGGCCCCGAAGAGAACTGGCTCGTTGGCTACGCTGCCCGCTTCGGTGTGAACTCGCTCAAGATGGACGACTTCTATGAGCGGATCGACCCGAGTGCGTTCAGCATCGTGACCGAGCGTCGCGGCCGCAAGTCGCCGCTGGAAACTCGGGCTCTGTTCAACCACGACCCGAACCACGTTCTCGGGCGGTTTCCCAGCACGCTTCGCATGAAGGTCGATGAGCATGGACTTCGCTACGAGATCAAGATGCCGGAGACTCGCAGCGATTTGATCGAGAGCATCGAGAGGGGCGATATCCGTGGCTCAAGTTTCTCGTTCATTGTTTCGCCTGGCGGCGAAGAGTGGTCTGTCGAAGAGGGCCGCTCGATTCGCACCGTGAAGTCCATCGCTTCGCTGATCGACGTCGGGCCGGTCACGTTCCCGGCCTACCCTGACGCGAGCGTCGCCGTGGCTCGCAGGTCTTACGGCGAGTTCATGAGCGGCCGCACTCAACGTTCTGCGGAGGTCGCAGTGATTCGGCAGCGTAAGGCCGAGATCGAGAAGTTCCTTCGCGAGCGAGGCCGATGAAATCAGGCGACGTTTGCCAGAACTGCAAGTCTGCTCAGTTCGCGACGATCTCAAGCCGCGCAGCGGGCGATTACCAGATTCGCTATCTGAGATGCCCGAAATGCGGAGCATCGTGCCGAAGCGTCGTGAAGTCTGAGAACATTCGCCGAAGAGTTATTTGTTCTGTGCAGAACAGTTGAACGCTAGACGTAGTTCGTGACTACGGTCTAGTATCCAAGCATCGCGGCGAGAATAACTCGTCGTCGCTCAAAACAACACAGGTCAGGAGCAAACCAAGTGGCCGCCTCGCAAGTCAAGATGCTTCTCGATGAACTCGCCAAGGTGCTCGCCGAGATGGGCGCGATGGAAGACACTTCCGCCGAGGGCGAAGAGGGCGGCGAGCCCATGAGCGAGGAGCAGGAGGCGTCCCTTCGGTCGCTCGCCGAGAAGGCCGACAAACTGAAGGAGCGGATCGCGTTTCACGAGAAGATTGCCGAGAAGGAGAAGGAACTGCGTGCCGTCCTTGAGCGTTCCGCTCCTGCGAAGGCCATCGAAACCCCCGAGCAGAAGAAGGAGAACGCCGTGGAGAGCCGACAGTACGCGATCCCGAAGAGCGGCCGGACGCTCAAGGCGTTCAAGGGTCCCGATGCCGAGGAGCGGGCTTACCGTGCCGGAATGCACCTCCGTGCTCACACGTTCGGCGATCGCGAGGCTCGCCGGTGGTGCGAGGATCACGGCGTCGAGTCGCGAGCCCAGGCTTCGGGCGTGAACTCGCTCGGCGGCGCTCTCGTCAGCGACGAACTGATGAGCGAGATCATCCGGCTCGTCGAGGAGTACGGTGCGTTCCCGCAGTACGCCCGCCGGATGCCGATGTCCACCGACACGATGGTCGTAGCCCGCCGGACGGCCGGCCTCGCCGCTCGCCCGATCGGCGAGAACAGTGAGCCTGCAACCAGCGATGTGACGTTCGACAACGTCGAACTGAACGCGAAGATCTGGGGCATCGCGAATCGGGTTCCGAATTCGCTGCTCGAGGATTCGGTCATCAACCTCGCCGACCTCATGGCGACGGAAGTGGCCCAGTCTTTTGCAGTCGCGTTCGACGACTCGGGCTTCATCGGCGACGGCACGAGTGCCTACCACGGCACGACTGGCGTCTGCACGAAGATCCTGGAGTCGGCGTTCTCGAAGTCGGTCGTGTCGGCTGCGGCCGGCAACCCGACGTTCGACACGCTCGACCTCACCGACTTCACGAACGTCGTGGCCCGCCTCCCGGTGTACGCTCGGCGTGCTGCCGCGTGGTATATCTCTCCGGCCGGCTACGGCTCCTCGATGCTTCGGCTCGCGATGTCGGCTGGCGGCGTCTCGACGCAGAACATCGAAGGTGGCTTCGGGAACACGTTCCTCGGCTACCCCGTCCGTCTCGTTCACTCCATGGAGTCGAACCTCACCGGCACCACCGGAAAGGTTCTGGCCCTCTTCGGTGATCTCGCTCAGGCTGCCACCTTCGGTGAGCGGCGTGGCGTGAGCATCAAGACTGCCAGCGAGCGATACATCGAGTACGATCAGACGCTGACCTTCGCGACCACTCGCGTCGCGATGGTGGTGCATGATCTCGGCTCGACGACCGTCGCCGGCCCGATTGTCGCCCTCCGTGGCACGACCTGAACCAACTGACTCACACCCCATCCCCGGAGCAGACAGAAGATGAACTATCTCCAAGGTAGCAAGAGCGACGTCAAGATCTCCGATCTCGCGTCGAGTGCGACCCACACCCACACGATCGACACGAAGGGTTTCTCGAAGGCCAGCATCGACGTTGCCTTCGAGCCAGTCGCTGCGGCCGGCACGAACAACCCGATCGCTCATGTGCTGACTCTCCAGCACGGCGACACGACCAGTTCGTTCGCTGCCGTGTCCGGCTTCGTGGCGGGTACGGACTACACGCTTCCGACTCCGGCGAACACGAGCGACACGACTGTCGTTCGCCTGAACATCGACCTGGAGGCGAAGAAGCGTTACGTCCGAGTGAACGTGACCCCGCGAACCGACATCGCCGTCGCCACTGCTGCTCGTCTCGGAACCGCCGAGGCGGTTCCGGTTGACGCTTCCGGTGCCGGCGTCAACGTGTTCGTGAACGGTTGACCAGACCAGACACACAAGTATCATGATGCCCAAGGACGGGCGAGCAGGCTCGAACGCCCGCTCGCCCGTCTTTCATTCTGGAGGCATCTAATGCTCGTCAAGATCGGGAACACAGAAGCAGACGTTCGCGTCCACGCCGTCATGTCCACCCCGAGGCTCGGGTTCATGGACAACTTCGCCTGCTGGATGCAGTCCCTGGTTCCGCTAGGGATCGTCCCCACGAAAGTGACAGGGGCTTTCTGGGGCCAGTGTCTTCAGCGTACGATCGAAGAGCACATCGACTCGTGCGAATACATCCTGACGATTGACTACGACACGTTCTTCACGCGTGCCGACGTCGAGTTGCTTTTCGCCCTCGCCATGACGTTTCAGTGCGACGCCCTGACCGGGTTCCAGACGAAGCGCGACGACGGACGGCCGATGATTACGCTGCTCGGGACGCAGGACGCCCCACCGGACAACGGAAAAACTTCGCTGCCAAAAGAGTGGTTCGGCCAGCCCGTTCAGAAGGTTGACGCGATTCACTTCGGCTGCACCATCCTGTCTGCGGCCGCGTTGCGCAGGACGAAGAAACCTTGGTTCCTTGATCAGCCAGACACGAACGGCTCGTGGGGCGACGGCCGCACAGACGCCGACATGTATTTCTGGCGGAACTTCAGAGAGTCCGGAAACAGCGTCTATGTGACACCTCGCGTAACTCTTGGTCATGGTGAATACAAGATCGCGTGGCCCGGAAAGAACTTGTCTTCGTGCGTCTTCCAGAACACGCAGTCATTTCTGAATGATTCAAAGAAGCCGGAGGACTCCTGGGGCGTCCATCAGTGATAAACTTTCGCAGCCTGAAAAGACTGAGCGGCCCGGCAGTTGAGCCGATTACGCTCACAGAAACGAAGCAGCACCTTCGCGTTGACACCGACGCCGACGATTCGTACATCGCTTCGCTCGTCACGGCGGCAAGGGAATACTGCGAGGACTATCTTGATCGCACGCTGATTCATACTCAGTGGCAGATGAAGATGGACAATTTCCCATCAGAGATCGGCATTCCCAGGCCGCCGATGGTGGCTTCTGGAACTGCCACTGCCGTGACTGTCACTTACGTCGAGAACTCGCTCGGAGGCACGGCGACGCTCGCCTCGAACCAGTATCGAGTTGATCGCGACGCGACACCTGGGGCTGTTCGTCCGCTGTACGGCGGCTCGTGGCCCTCGCATCTTAGCGACGAAAATTCCGTGACCGTGACATGGTGGGGAGGATACGGGCCTGGCGTGAACGACGTGCCTCGCGTCATCAGGCACGCGATGCTAATGCTGGTCGCCTCGTGGTACGAGCGACGGCAGGCTGTCGATAGCGTGTCGGCGAACGAAGTGCCGATTGGAGCCAAGGCTCTGCTCGATTTCGCAAGATGGGGGTCATACAGGTGAGCATCAACGGCCGTGTCAATGTCGATATCGTCTTCCACGACATCGCCGGAGACAACTCAATCAAAATCGTCGAACTTGAGTCCACGGACTCCAAGACCGCCGGGAAAGTCGCTCTTGTTTCTGGAACTCATGGCCCTTCGACGCACACGATTCATATCAACAACACCGGGTACTACGACGCATCGGGGAGCCAGGTTTCGCTGTCATCTATCACGCGTATTGGCCTGAAGGCGTCCCGAAAGATGACACTGACAGACAATCAGACCGACGTGTCCATCATGTCTGATGAGAACAGGGTTTCGTTCTCAGACTGCGCCGCGACCGGAAACCTCACTCTCGCTCCGGGTTTCACTTCTGGCACTGCCTCGTACACGGTCTTCTTATACGGCACATGATTCGCCCAGGTGAACTGAAAGAGCGAGTGGTAATTCAGGCTCCGGCAGAAAACCGGAACGCACTCGGCGAGACTACGCTTTCGTGGTCTACCTACGACACGAGGTGGGCCTCAGTCGAGGGTATGTCTGCCAGAGAAGTCCTGATGAACGGAAAGCAGGACATCAACATCACGCATCGTGTGAAGATGCGATACGTCGCAGGGCTGAACCAGAACATGCGGCTCTCGTGGCGTGGAAAAACACTTGAGATAATTAGCCTTCTTGAGCATTTCAGCAGAAGCGAACACGAACTGATTTGCTCGGAGACTGTGTAGCGATGGCCGTAACACGAATCCAGCAAGAAGGGCTCTATCTCGTTTGGGAGCCGCCGATTGAAGAACTTGCCAAGAGACTGAAGTCTTTCGGCCCTACCATCTCGGCGAAGTACCTCGGTGCTGCACTTAGAACGGCGTCCGAGCCAGCCGAGAAGGCACTCAAGGCAAACGTTGCGAAACTCGGCAAAGTAACCGGCAACCTGCGCCGTGCGGTCAAGTCAAAGACCAAGCGGTACACGCGAACCGGCAACGCAGTAGTCCTTGTCGGATTCGAGGCTGTCCCAGGCAAGAAGGTTCCTCCAGGCGGCGACGAGAAGTCTGCGTTTCACGGAGGCTTGATAGAGTTCGGGACCGGCGACCGCAAGACGAAAGGCAGCATCGCTTCTTCGTTTCGTGCGAACAATACGCGAAGAGCAGGTTTCAAGATCGTCCAGCCCCGGTACAAAAAAGGCCGATCGCGTCGAATGGGCATAGATCCTGTTACGAAGCCGAAGTACCCGAGGGCGTTTTTTGCGAGGGCAATCAATGGGGCCGCTGTCGAACTAGGAAAGACCAGGGCGTACGCGCCGATTCGCAGAGCCTGGGAGCAGTCTCGTTCGCAGTGCCAGTCCTTGCTGACAGGCGCGATGTACGACGCCATTGAGAACGCCAGGAAGGACTTGTTTGCGCCATGAGCAGCATCTTCAAATCTCCAGAGCGTGTTCTGTACAGAAGGCTTGTCACGAGCCCGCTGTTCGCTTTGAGGGCAGGCTTTCGCGTATACCCGATGCTCGCGCCGTCTTCAGCCGAGGTCCCATTCGTGGTCTACGAACGAACGGGGATCGAGCGAAACGCCACTCTTGGCGGCCTCGCATCGGCCGGGGTCCCGCTCGTCACTGTTTCACTGACCATTTACGGGGTTTCCTACATTCAGTGCCGAGAACTCGCTGATATCTGTCGCGATTCGCTGGACGGATACGGCCTGGCGAGTTATGGTACAGAAGTCAAGCGAGCGACGCTGGACGTCGAGTCCGACGGGCTTGCTCAACTCGAAGGCGGCGAACTGCCGCCCGTATATCAAGTTACTCAGTCGTACGACGTTCTCTGGCAGGAGATTTAGAAGATGGCCTCCACGCCTCATGATTCTTCGGGTACGTCCTTCACCTTCAACTCGAACAACTACACGATCACGAATCTGGTCTACAACCTGACCGACGTAACCAACACAGACGAGATCGACATCTCGCATCTAGGGCTCACCACCGGAGCGTCCCTTCTGACCCAGAAGCGGCCGCTCAAGCCCGGAGGCAGCGAAACCGGCAAGGAAGTCACGATCGACTACATCGGCTCGAGCGCGATCACCGGCGGCACGTCTGCCAGTTACTCGATCTCCGGAGGTCTTTCACTCTCCGGCACCGCGACCTGCGTTTCGAGCAGCGTGACCCTCGCCATCAACGATGTGATCCGAGGAAACGCCACCTTCCGGCTCTCCTAACCCGTGGCTACATACAGCACGGGAGTCGCCATTTCTTGGGACGGAACAGACTTCGGGGAGGTGTTCGCTCTCTCTTGGAGTTTCGGCGGAGACAGGCAGGATCGCGGTTCTGGTAGCACAGGCGGCTGGACTCAAGAGCCAGGCACGATTACATTCTCCTGCTACAGCGTGACCGGAGTCACGGCCACGAAACTCGGCAAGCGCGCCGCGTTCTCGATCACGGGCGGAGGCATGGGACACGCTGGCGACGCAATCCTTCAGTCTGTCGATGTTGACGCTCAACTAAACGGTTGTGTTCGCTATACTGTCACGCTCAAGTACCTGAACTAACCCGGAGAGCGAACATGGCTCTTACCAAAGACCAGATCCTTGCCGCTGACGACCTCGGGCTTCTTGAGGTTGAAGTTCCAGAGTGGGGCGATTCGGTGTTCATTCGCGTGATGACGGTCGGCGAGCGTGACGCATACGAAAACGACTGGGTCGTGAACAAGTCTCGCGGCGTCGAGGACTTTCGCACGAAGTTCCTCGCTCGCTGCCTGTGCGACTCGAAGGGGAATCGCCTCTTCGCTGACGCAGACATTCCTGCACTGTCGCGCAAGTCCGCGAAAGTGATGTCGCGACTCTGGCAGAAAGCGATGGAGCACAACGCCCTTTCAGACAAGGACGTTGAGGAACTCGCAAAAAACTGAATCTCCGGCCTACGCTGCGGTTCGCGATGCGTCTGGCCGGATACCTCAAGATGAAACTTGAGGACGTTCTCACGACGATGAGTTCGCGTGAGTTCGCGTACTGGCAGGCTTACCACAGATATTATGAGCCTGTCGGTGGCGACTGGGACAAGACCGGTCTGGTCGTTTCTGCATCTCTTGCTCCATACTGCCCTAGAGGTTCTTCGCCGAAGCCGAAGGACTTTATCCCAGTAATGAAGCCTCCGCAGCATCCGATCCAGATGCTCGAAGAAATGCAGAGGCTCAAGGAAGACATCGAGAAAGGCAGAAACTAATGGCTACCGCCATCGGCCTCTCGATGCAGTTGTCGGCCAGCACCTCTGGCCTGACCTCTGGGCTCACGGAAGCAGAGAAACTCATCAACAAACTCGGCCGAGGTGCCGAGTCTGCGGCTAAGTATTTCGACACGTTCCGTGACGCCACTACTGGCGAACTGCCTTCTGCGATGCAGAGCATCGTTGACCAGGCAGGAGCACTTGCGACGTCGTTCCGTTCTGGTGCGACTGATTCTGACGCGTTCGCGGCCGGGATCGCAGAACTCTCTGCTCAGGCGTCCTCGGCGACGAAGGCTTTCCAGGAGGGGGCCGCCGTCACGGCGAAATACACAACCGACGAAGAGAAACGGGCGGCGACCACCGAACGGCTTGCTCAACTCCTTGATCAGGGGGCAATCAGCCAGCAGACCTACGACCGGGCCATCGCCGAGACGAGCGGATCGAACGCTGCTGCGGCTGCTGCGGAACGAGAGCGTGCCGACGCACTCCAGCGAGCAGCACAGATCACCGAACAGAACCTTACCGCACAAGAGCGATACGACAGGACGATCCAGGGGCTTCAGGAGCATCTCGACGCCGGAAGGATCTCGCAGGAGACGTTCGACAGGGCGGCAGGGAAAGCGAAGGGAACGCTAGACGCTGCCTCTGCATCAACCAAGAAGGCTGGCGACGCAGCCGCCGACGCGGGACTCAAGTTCAACGAACTGTCTGGGTTCTTCTCGCTGCTCCCAGGACCGATCGGCAACGTCGCCGGCCGCATTTCTGGGTTCGCATCGTCTATTGGCGGCGTTGAGAAACTTGTGAGCAATCCGGCTGCGGCGATCGAAGGGCTCGCGAGCACGTTCACGCTTCTAACAAGTCCCGTCGGGCTCGCGGTCGCCGGTATTGCCGCGTTCGGTGCGGCGTCTGCCGCCGTTACGAAGGGACTCTTGGATCTATCAGACCGCGTCGAGCGTCTCGGTCAGCAGGCCGACAAGATCGGTGCGAGTTTTGAGTTCATTCAGGTCATCGAAGAAGCGGCTCAGCGTGCCGGAAGTTCTGTCGAGACTGTCGGTGCGTCGTTCCGCAAGTTCCTTCCGCTACTCGACGATGCCAAGAACGGAAGCGAAAAGGCTGTCTCGGCGTTTGAAAAAATCGGAATCTCCGCCCAAGAACTTGAGTCACTGACCCCGGAAGAGGCTTACCAGCGAGTCGCTGCTGCACTCGTCGAGATCGAAGATCCGGCTGCCAGAGCAGCCGCCGCAACGGACTTGCTCGGCAAGTCGGCACTCGAACTGATCCCGACGTTCAAGGGAATCGCAGAATCAAGGAAAGATCTTGAGCGATACTTCGCAGTCCTGTCGGACGTAGACAAGGTTCGCCTGGAGGGCTTCGATAGCAGCGTCGAGAAACTCGGCACAGCAACGAAAGGACTTGGGCAGTCCTTGCTACTGCCATTTGTGGGCCTCGGCGACGGCATCGCGAAGGGCTCTGCTGAGTTCATCGGCGGCATCACGGCCATCGTCAAGCCGATCGGGCAGATTCTTGAGCCTGTGTTCACACAAATTGGCAGAATCATCGAACTTCTGCTGAGCGGACTTGGCTCAATCGGAAGAGTCATCGGCGCAGTTCTGGCTCCGTTCGGCGAGGTGTTCTCTGCTATAAGCGAAGCCATCGCGCCGGCCTATGACGCGATTGTCGGCTTTCAGCAGGCAGTGCAGTCTGCTGCCGAGCAAGCGGTGTCGTTCATCGCTGAGTGGTCTGTTATCGGCGTAGTCGCAGAGAACATCGACGCCATCACGGCCTCAGTCAAGCCGTTCGTTGACTCGTTCGTTAGCGGCCTGAATTCTGTCATCGAGACTATCCAGCGTGTCGGCACCATCATCGCGACGGTCTTCGGAAAGGTAGCAGAGTTCTTCGCCAAAGCGATCGGCGACGTCGGTTCTGTCGCGTCGGCGTTCCTTGAGTTCGCCGGAGTCGGCACTGCAATCACCGCGACGCTCGACGCAATCGGGTCGGCTTTCGGCTCGCTCTGGGACAACATCAAAGCGATCGTCGGCCAGATCGGAGGCTTCATTGATCGCGTCCTGACGTTCGCTGAAGACTGGCTCGGAATCAAGAGAACCGTCGAGGAGCCGGTCGAGGCGAGCGTCGAGATCGGAATCACTGAGCCCGCTGCCGCAGCGACCCAGTTCTACGCTGAGATCACGAAGGCTGTAGACAAGACAAAGGAACTCGGCTCCGAGGGGTTCGATGCCGCACTGAAGTATCAGGCGGCACTCGAGGAGATCTCGCAACTCGCACTCGAAGGAACTTACAGCGAAGAGGAACTGAAGCGGGCGGCCGAACAGGCGACGGCGGCTTTTGAGTCCAGTATCGCTCCGCTTGAGGCGGCGAAGAAAGCCCGCGAGGACGCGGCGAAAGCGGCAGAGCAGGCTGCGCAGCAGCAGATTGACGCCGACCGGAAAGTCGCCGACTCGCTGCTAGAAACCCTCCGCATCGAGCAGGAGTTCGGCGGAGACTCTGGCCGCGCGAAGGCGGCGGAGGATCTTCTTGCCATTGAACGCGAGATCGCTCGCGTCCAGGAAGCCGCAGCGTCGGCTACCACAGAGGCCGAAAAACGTGCGGCGAACTCAAGGCTCGCTGCGCTGGATCAAGTTCAAGCCGGGCTCGCTGAGACTGCCGAGTTTGGGTTCAATCAGTCCGACGTTGACGCTGCAATCTCTAAGGTTCGCAAGAGCCTTGAGGACTCAGTCTCTGACGCTGACATCGAACTCGCACCGGACGCCGCGCAGAACTTCTTCGACACCATCAAAGACCTTGAGCGTCAACTCGAACTCAAGATCATCGACCCGAAGCAGTTCGAGGAAGCGACGAAGGCCGCACAAAAGACGTTTGACGCCGCGAAGAAGCAGGCCGAGCAGGTTCGCGACCTTCAGGTCAAGTACGCCGAAGAGGCTGCAAAGATTGAGCAGGACAGGCTCGACAAACTGAACACTCGCTCACAGGAGGCACTCCAGGGTTCGGACATTAGGACGAGCGAGGGTGCATCTCAGTTCATCAGGCTCGCAACTGGGCGTGAAGATCCAGCGATCGCTGAGTACCGCAAGCAACTGAAGGAACTACAGGACATCAGGCGAGAGATCGCGAAAGCGAACGCGGCACCCGTAGACATTCTGGGAGCGTGAGAGATGGCGGTCATTGATTCGCGCGAGGTTATACCCCGCACATTTAGCCACAAGTTCGGAGAGGCACCTACGGCCGAGCGTAAGTACATCGTCACAACTGACGGTGCTACGCCTACACAGGAAGTTCTCAACCACGTTGGAATCTTTCACGGAGCGAACCATCCTGAGTACGCGTATCTCAGGTGCCTGAACGGCTCGTTCAATGAAATTGACCTGTATCACGTCGAAGCGACGTATTCGTATGAACTCCCATCCGCCGGTTCTAATGACCTAGACCCGAACCCGCTGGCAAGGCCAGACATCTGGTCATTCTCTACTGGCGGTGCTCAAGTTCCTGCATTGGCTTACTTCGAAGGGCAAGGAAACGCAAACGGTCGTCCGCTCGTGAACTCGGCATTTGATTTCTTCGAGGGGCTTACGACGCTTGAGGCGGAAGTCAGGGCGACGATTTCGTGGAATCGTGCTGCGTTTCCGGCGTCACTCGCTGCGTCAGTAACGAACGCGATCAACGCGTCTCCGTACTTGTGGGGTGGGATTCATGCGTGGCAGTGCGCTGGCATCTCTGCACAAAAGCAGTACGAGATCGTGAACGACATCGAGATCGGGTATTGGAGCGGCACCACAGAACTTGTGTACCGCGATTCGGGATGGAATCTTTACCTTCCGGACATCGGATTCAACTGCATCCAAGGTGGAGAAAAGCGGCCTTGCCGTGTGAAGGGTCTTGAAGATGGCGACGAGGACGTCGCTGCATCGACTCCACAGGCACTGAACTCAAACGGAACGCAGAAGTATCCTCCAGGCACGGCGGGCGGGCCGCCTGCTATCCTGACTCGACGAATCTATCGAGAGATCAACTTTCAGCAGTATTTTGGAACTCCTCCGTCATAGAAAGGCAAATATGCCAGACGTCAACTACACGATCACTGGGCAAGTATCGAAGGGCTCTCTGTCGCAGTCGTTCGCCGCAAATGGCATCACAGCGAACATGGCTACGGCAGGAGTCATGGCACTGACGATGAACCTTGGGACGAACGTGTTCTCAGTCTCGACGACGAACATGGGATCACTCGGCCTGGCGTTTGTTCGCTCGCTCGCTACTGCTTCTACGCACACAGTTTCCCTCGGTAGGTATGTCGGCGGAACACTGCACGAGACTGTCCGGCTCAAGGCAGGCGAAGCGGCAGTGCTTCGGCTCGCCCCAGGTGACTACGCTGCAAAAGCAGCAGTAGAGAACACTCGCGCCGTGCTGACGATCTACGAGGACTGAACTAACGATGGCAGGTTCAAAGAAGCCAGACGGAGGCGCAGCACGCGATGAGCGTGTAGCGTTTACGAAGCCTGCGGCAGAGCGAATCGCTCGAGCCGTTCGCAAGGTGGAGTCGGGCGACCGTCAGGGCGAGGGGCTTCGCTTTGGCGTGCGGCTCGGCGGAGCCGGCGACAACAAGTCACTCAAACTCTGCAAAACGACCAGCGAGTGGGAGATCGGCAATGCCGCCACTCTCAACGTGTGGCACGACGGCACGCCGCCAAATGAGGAGTCGAGCGGCGAAACGGTGGAAGCCATCAACAAGACGACGCGGGTCGGTGCGAATACGTTCGTCCTGGTAGGCAGAGCGGAGAACGGCTCCTGGTATCTGGTCGAGGCCGGCGTCTATTCGGGGGATGGCGAATGCGCGCTGGCCGAGCGGCTCACCGAGGAAGGACTCGACGACAGCGTTGCAACTACGACGATTGAAGTTGGCTTAGGCCCACAAGTGCTTATGCACAACGCGGGGTGCCTGGCGTGGGTCAGCCTCTCGAAGATCACGGTGCTCACCGCAGTGTCGCTAGGCGAAGATGGCCTGGTGTTCTCGCGCAACGAGATCTGGACATTCCCAGATGCGAACTCGTCGCTTGAGTCGACGGAGATTGGCACGACCGACTGCCCGCCGCCAGAAGAAGAAGATCCGCCGCCAGAAGAAGATCCGCCGCCAGAAGAAGATCCGCCGCCAGAAGAAGATCCGCCGCCGGAGTGACGCAGTGCCGCTGGTTGTGAAAAACGGCGATCTCGTGACCGTCTCCGGTTCACTGGCGACGGACGTGGCGTGCTGCTGCGATGGCCCAGACGAGTGCCCGTGTCTGTTCCCGACAGAATGGCGTATCACCGACGCCGACGGGAACGTCTACGCCAAGGGGCCAGTTGTCGCGGTTGGCGGCCCTCAGTGCGAGACGGTCGTTCCCTCGCTTGAAGATTTGCCGAACCCGTTCACGCCGCTGTTTTACTGGGCTACTGGCGAGATCGAATTCACGCTTGAACTATTGGGCTGCAACGAGGAGGCGTGGGACACGCTTGATTCATGGTCCGCGACTATCTCGCTTTGCGACGACGGTCGTTACCCATCGCAGTCGCTCGATGGCCCGTGGCAGCCGCCAGGGCCGTGCCAGTGCAAAAACCAGCAGAACGTCGATGACGGAATCGAGGAGTGCGACCCGTGCCCAGACCTGACCGCCGGGTCCGGCGACGGGCAGGAGTGGCGCGACCCGCAGCCTGGAACTGCGACGACGTTCACAGGCGCGATCGACGGTGAGTGGACGAACCTTCTGAACTGGGAGGACGCCAACGGTTTGACGCCGGCCGGCTCGCTGCCGGGTATTGGCACGAACGTGTCCGTCGAGGCAAACGTGACCTCGACGGCCGGTGCGATCTCGGTGGGCGAGTTGACGATTCAAGCCGGCGCGGAGTTCAGCGTGGCCGCGAGCGCGGCGGACCTGCACTGTTACGGAGCAATCGAGCGAAACGCTCTGTGCGAAGGCGTGTTCGGCGTGGTGACTGTGATGAGCGGCGAGGCGTTTGTCTACGGCGGCGGCCGCAACAACGGGGAGATAGTAAACGCATTGGTGAAGTTCAGCGGAGACGGGCTCAACGACACGGACGGCGTGGTCACTGGGGACGCCAGGTTTGATGACACGTCGCGAAACGACGGAACGATTGCTGGTGATGCTGGGCTCCATGACGGGTCGTACAACAACGGGACGATCACGGGCGATGCGGAGTTCTATGACGATTCAGTAAATAGCGCGGTTGCCGGAGAATATACCGGCACTGTTGGAGGCAATGCTACGTTCCATGATGATTCGTTCAACGCAGGAGGCGTCGTTGAAGGCAACGCGGAGTTCCACGAAAACTCGCAAAACGTACAACTTGGTTGGGTGAAAGGAAACGCAGTCTTCAACGATACGACCAAGAATGACGGTGCCGTGGACGGCGATGCAGAGTTTAACGACAGTTCTTGGAATGGATACGACACAGGCAGACCGTCTCTACCAAGCGGGCAAGAGTCTGTTGGCGGCACCGCGACGTTCAACGGCGCATCCAAAAACACACAGAACGATGTTAGCGTTGCTGTGTTTAACGATTCCGCCGAAAACACTTCCTCTATTTTTGGTGGAGGTATATTTATTGGCGGCGTAGCCACCGCCACGTTTAACGACGATTCAGTAAACGACGGCGGCACGGCCGACACCGCAACCTTCAACGACTCTGCCAGCAACAACGGCATCGTGGGTTCCGCAACCTTCAACGACTCTGCCAGCAACGACAACACCGTGGGTTCCGCAACTTTCAACGGCACGACGAGCAACGCCGGAATCGTCTCCAGTTCTGCCACTTTCAACGGCAGTTCCGTCAACGCCGCGTCCGGAATCGTCTCCGGCGGTGCCACTTTCAACGACGACACCATTCACCAAGGTAGTGCCGGCACCGCCATCTTTAACGACTGCTCCTACAACGAAGGCGGCACGGCCAGCACGTTCGTTCCCGATCCGCCGCCGGATGAGTACCCATGCTGATCCGCCGCTGTACCCGCGCGTGGTTCTCCGCCCGCTGTCGCATGGCTGGCAAGACGGCCGAGGGCTGCGAACGCTGCGTCGTCGCTGACGACGGCAAGACGCTCCAGGTGGACGCCGAGCACGCGGACTACCCGCGGCCGGGGCTCGGCGACCGCGTGGCGGCGGGGCTCGCGGCCGTTGGCGTGACGGAGGAGCGGGTGGCGCGAGTCGTGGGGGTGAAGGACTGCGGCTGCAAGAAGCGGCGCGAGGCACTGAACAGGTCAGGGAAGATACTAGGGATAGGCAAATGAAGAAGAACTACAAGTTCATCATCGACGGAAAATCATGGTCTTGGGTGTACCGCTCGCTGAAGCAAACAAAACCTAGAATACTCGGATTGTGCGACTGGGCGTCAACGAAAGTGACGATCTGCACGAGTTGTGAAGGCATCGAGCGTTTGGATACCGAACTCCACGAGGCACTCCATGCGATGCAGGGCTTTGCCAGCGAAGAGCACACCGAGCAGGTTGCGACTACGCTTGCGCAGATCCTGTGGAAGATCGGCTATCGCAGGAGCGAAGAGCCTTCTTGAAGACGAAGACGATGAAGATGTCGATAACTTGATCGGCATCACTTTCCTTGTGGAGAGATACGGTGGTAAGCCAAAAGTGGTCAGTCTCGAAGTTGAGCGGCTCTGTGAGCCGAATCGTGTTCGGCCGCGAGCCCCTCTGGGCGTATATATCGAGCGACTGGCACTGGGACAGCATCAAGTGCGACCGCGATCTGCTTGAGAAAGACCTGCGTCTTGCGAAGAGGGTCGGTGCTCCGGTTCTTGCGTTCGGTGACATCTTTGATGCGATGGGCGGAAAGTACGACCCTCGCGGCAGCAAAGACGAACTCAGGCCAGAACTGCTGCGTGGGAACTACTTCGACGAGGCGATCGAGCAGTGCGCTGAATGGCTGAAACCCTACGCTGGGCAGATCGCGTTCATGTCGCCAGGAAACCACGAGACTGCGATCCGTAAGAGGCAGGAAACGTGCATGACGACGCGACTAACAGAGAGGCTGAAGCAGTTCGGCTCTCCTGTTCAGCAGGGAGGCTACTCAGGGTGGGTCATGCTCCACGCGAAACCAGGGGGTAAGAGGTCTGGGACTCACAGGATGTGGTATCACCACGGGTACGGTGGAGGTGGCCCGGTCACGCGTGGAGTGATCGACTTCGCAAGATTCATGGTGGACGTTGACGCCGACTCAATCGTCGCCGGTCACGTTCATCAGCGAACGCTGATCGAGGCTACGAGGCAGCGAGTGACTGACGCGGGGCAAGTTCGCGTCCAGCCTATTTACTTAGTGCGGTCTGCGTCCTATAAAAGCGAGTGCCTGACCGACGGCTGGGCCGTCGAGAAAGGCATGTCCAGCCGTCCGCTTGGCGGATGGTGGGCTAAGTTCAAGTTGAACAAGAACACGGGAGCGATGGTCGCTTCGTTTCATGACAGACCTTACCTCGAAGGAGATGCAGATGCAGACACTTGATTTGTCCAACGCGGCACTCAGGGAAGCAGTCGAGACTCGCCTGAAGAACGCTGGAAAGCCGCACGAGCGTTGGTACGAGAAGGACGCAGAGTCAAGGATCGTGCAGGTTGGCTCGGTCAGCAGCGAGGTCAGTGAGCGTCACGAACGCCCAGGCTCTCTGGCGTTCATGGAGGTGATCGAGGAGATTCGTCAGATCCACATCAAGAAGTCGCAGGACTACGGCGAGCCCGGAGACGCACTGGCGAACATTCGCTCCGGTGCGGAACTCGTCGGCATTGAGCCGTGGCGTGGATGCCTTGTACGCATCGCGGACAAAGTCCAGCGGATTCGCTCGTACTGCCGCGACGGCAGGCTCGCCAACGAAGGCTTCGAGGACACGCTGCTCGATCTCGCCAGTTATGCCGTGATCGCACTCATCATGTTTCGCGAAAGTCAGGCGAAATGAAGTGAAGGTCTATCTCGCTGGGCCTATGACCGGGTTCCCGGAGTTCAACTTCCCTGCGTTCGACAGGGCGGCCGAGGCTTTGGCCTCCCATGGGTACACGGTCTTCAATCCAGCGCAGATGGATCGCGATATCGGTTTCAATCCGTCCTCATCTGGCGTCACGCAGGAGTTCTTGCGTGACGCCATGAGGAGGGACTTGACCGCGATCTGTGAGGCTGATGCAATAGCGATGCTTCCAGGGTGGGAGAAATCGGGAGGTGCGAGAGTCGAGTGGACGCTGGCTACGCATCTGGGGCTCAAGGTTATTTACCTGTAAGGAAAAAACATGGTCGCAACGACTGAGGCTTACTTCAATGCAACGTCTGCCGCAAAAGAACTCGGCTGCTCAAGAAGCAGCGTGTGTCGAGCGGCAAAGAACTACGGCATCGGGATCTTCACGAACGGCAGGCTGGCAGTCCTGAGTAAGCAGGACGTCGCGTCAATCAAGAACCATATCCATGAGACTTCCGGCAATCCGCTGTGGATCGCGGCCAGAGGGCGAAAACACAAGAAGGGCCGGAAAAAGAAATAAGGGCATATAGATAGATGACTCTCCCGTCACAACGAACGCGATCAGTCATCGCTGCGAGGAAGTTCTTGATGAGGCTCGGGCATCCGGGCGTCAAGGACGGAATCAAGAAGATACCTGCTTCTGTGAGAGAAGAGGCCCGAGCGATCCTGAGACACTACCCGTTCTGGTTTGATCTCAGCAGAAAAGATTCTTGGGATGAGCAAGAAGCGATCAGAATCGCAGAAGAAGCAGACGAACTGACGTAGCATCGCTGCCGTCAGGTTGCCCGGCCCCCTATAAATAGCCTAGACGCCGGCGGGGGGCGGGGCGGCCGTTTTATCCCGGCTTGCTCCCGGCCTAAAGACTATTGCACCAAATGGCCGATATGCTAATATGTAGTGTGTCGGCTGGGCGTCCAGCCGGGTTCAGTTCGGTCAGTTCAGCAAAGGACATACCAATGGCAGTTCAGGGAATCATGATGGTCGCCGGTCGTCGCTACATCACGGTCACGGGTCGTGGGTTCACGCTGATCCGTCGCTTCAAGAAGCAGGGTGCGAAGACTCGGCTCGTGCAGATGGGCGAGATCAAGTGGGACAACGACGAGCAGACGTTCGAGATCACGCGTCGCATGTTCAACAAGATGGTGACGCGGGTCGCGACGCCTGGTCAGGACGATGTGAAGCCAGACGTCGCTGACACGACACCCGATGTCGCTCCGGCGACTCCGGTTCCGTCGCTGAACAGCGATCTCGCTCAGGCGATCGCTGCGGCTGTCGCTCCTCACGTTCGTGCTGGCATCGACCGCGATCAGATTGAAGCCATCGTCGATGCTCGCATCGTCGATAGCCTGCTCCCTCGTCGAATCGAGGTCGTTGTGCCTGGGACCGGCGACATGAAGGATGTCGGCGTCCAGCACACTTACTTCGAAGCGATCCGGCGTCTGGCGATCCAGAGGCTAAACATCTGGCTCAACGGACCTGCCGGCGGCGGCAAGACCACGATCGCGGCGTCCATCGCCGACTCGCTCGGCCTTCCGCACTACGCACAGAGCGTCTGTGCGTTGACGAGCAAGGCCGACCTGATCGGCTACAAGAACGTGACAGACGGTAATTACGTCGCGACCGACCTGCGGAAGGCGTACGAAGAGGGCGGCGTGTTCCTGCTCGACGAGTGCGATGCTGGCAACGCGAACGTGATGGTCATCATGAACGCTCTGCTGGCGAACGGTCGGTGTGCATTCCCCGACGGGATGGTGGACAAGCATCCCGACTTCATCATGATCGCCGGAGCAAATACCGTCGGGCTCGGTGCCGATAAGCAGTACGTCGGTCGCAATCAGTTGGACAAGGCGACGCTCGACAGGTTCGTGATGCTGGAGTTCCCGTACGATCCCACGATCGAGGCTTGCATGGCCGGAGTCAGCCCGTCGTGCTTCGCCGAAGCCGACCGGCCCGAGCCGATCGAGTTCATCCAGGTCGATGACAAGGCCGACTCCGAGAACGACGCTCGGCTGAAGTCTGCCGCCGAAGTTCGGTGTGCTGAGTTCTGCCGCCGCATCGTTCGGATTCGCAAGGCGATGGACGAACTGAAGGTGCGTCACATCGTCAGCCCTCGTGCCACGAAGGCTGGATGCACGATGATCCGGCTCGGCTTCACGATGGCCGACACGATGAAGATGGCGGTCTGGAAGGGGCTGGACGCCGACACGGTGTCCAAGGTTGAGAGCCGGATCTGAAACCCAATCACACGAAAGGAGACATGAACCATGGAACGACACGAATTCAACTCGCTCGCCGAACTGCTCCGCGATAACCTGCGGTGGAGTGATGGCAAGACAGACGGCTCCTCGTCGCACGAGACGGGGGCCACGAAGTTCAACGGCATGACCGTTTCATACGAGTCGGCCGTCAAGATGGCGAACGAGGGCTGGCGTGACGGCGCGAAGCGAGTTGACGCTCTTCGCAAGGAACTCGACGACGCAGTGCAGTCGCTCGTCGCGGCGAAGGCTGCGGCGATGGTGTACGGCGTTGACGGCGACTGGGTTGACATCGGCCGCATCGTCACAGGCGACCCGGAGTGTTGCGGCTCATGGGTCGTGCAGGGTGACGAGCGTAACGAGAAAGTGGTCAAGATCGTTGCGAACGTGAGCGTGAGTTGTGCTGTCGAGGCCGAAACCATCTTCGCTCGCGGTGCAGCCTGCCTCGCGGCCGTCGATATCCTTGAGTCACTCGGCAAGCGAGTTGAACTCTGGGTCGGCCTCGGCTTGAACGACCAGGGCAAGCGGATCGAGACTCACGTTCTCGTGAAGCCGTCGAGTCAGCCCGCTGAACTCGACAGGCTGGCGTTCGTTCTGTGTCACGCGTCGATGCTTCGCAGAATCCTGTTTGCTCACATGGAGATGAACCAGCACAATCCGTGCAGGACGTACCCCGGCCCGGTCGAGGCAGACGACGCGATCGTGCTGCCCGAACTCAAGACTGGGCGTCCTCCGAATCGTGAGGGAAACATCCGCGAGGTCATCAAGATCTGCGAACTCGCTGGCATCGTGTTCGGTGACGAAGACATCCGTAGTTTGGTTTCTAGCGTTCTGTGAATTTCAAACCCAAAAGGAGCATGACATGAACATCAAGGCACTTTCTATCGACCTGAACGTCTCGCAGGATCTCATGTGTGCGATCGTGGTTCGCAGGCTTCGCGAACTGCGGTGGACGCCGAAGGAGATTGAGTCGTCGGCAGAAAAGGCAATCGTCCGAATCGAGCGGGTCATCAAGAACGAGGACGTTCTTTCGGAACTCGCAAAGGATGCGGCGTTGATGCACGCCGGTGGAGCCGGAGACAAGATGGTTCAGCAGATGGCGAACGCTCTGTTCGCGGTTCGTGCGGTGACGGTGGCCGACGACATGCACAAGTCGCGTGTCGCGGAGTTCAACTGAGTTCGATTCCTCAAGCCTACAGAGAGGGCTTTCCAATGGTTGATTCGAATCGGTGGTTCCAGGGAAACAAAGACGTCAGCGGGTTCGACATGAGCAACGTCGCTGACTTCAAGAGGTGGATCGAGGACAACAAGAGCAAGACCAACGAGGGTCTTGAGGCACTACAGGCTGTCATGTCCATCGGGACTGATGTCGCGTCCGCCGCTTGTGTGAAGCGGTTCCGCGACAAGGGCAAGGAGCAGACCGAGGTCGCTGCACTCACTTCCGAGATCTGCGACAAGATCATCGCGGCCTGCAATGAGAACAAGAGTGAGGTCGTCAAGGACTGTGCTAGTTTGTTCGCCGGCACCGGGAACACGGCACTCGTCATGATGATGGGGTTCGTGTGCTACTCCATTATCGGGATCAACGTGGCCGACGAGTTGATGGACGAGGTCTGATTCATTCACCTGCCCCCGTGCAGCATCTTCGCTGCACGGGGGCCGAACCAGAGAGGACGTTCCAATGAGTTTCGCACCTACACTTTTCAGCATGGAGGGCTTCGACGATGAACGACGAACCGGCGAAGTGGCAGAGGGACATGGCGATGCTGTTCTGCGGAGCGATGCAGACGGCGATCGAGGCGTGGAAGGACCCGAGGATAGAGGCGATGAGCAAGGAGGACAGGGCTTCAGTGATGGCGGAGATCACGAAGGAGTTCGTGCTCCAGTCGTTCGATATCGTGGACCGGCTGCTCGGCACGACGAGTTCTTCGTGAGCGAGCGAGTCACGCTCCGCAAGGGAGACATCTTCCGTGCGAAGGGTGGCCCGTACTACGAAGGCAGTGCCGGGCAGAAGGTGAAGATGGCCGAGCGAGGCCCGTTCCGGTTCTCTGCTTACTGCGAGCAGGGAGAGCAGAAGTGGATCGAGGCGTATTCGGTTCGCGAGGGAGGATTTACAATCCTCAGCCTCACGGAACGAGACAGCCTTCTTCCGGGCTCCTACGTCACGAGGCCGTATCGCATCTGCGGTCGCGTGACAGGGAAGCCTCTCGCTCGCATCGAAGGGCGTCGCCACAAGAAGGGGAAGAAGAAGTTCGTGATCGACGCGGCTGATGTCGCGGCCGTGAGCGACGAGGCTCCCCCGATGGCGGCGATGGGCAAGCCTGACAAGGCCGGCAGACGTGAGGCCCGGAAGGCGGCGGCATCACGCCGGGCCGCAGGGGGCCGCAGGGCCGCAATCCAGGCGGTCCTCGCGGGTTTGTCACCTATTGCACCGGCCGGGCAATAGGTGTATGATGAAGGGGTCGCCGGGGCGTTCCCGGCGACCCCTGGTTCGGTTCGGTTGAAAAGCAAAGGACACGACAATGGCAAACGCAATCAATCCCGTCTCCGGCATCCGGTTCATGGATCAGGACGACCTCATGTCGTTCAGTGGTGCCGAGGAGTTCGCGTTCGGCGGTCAGCCGCCGGTCATCTATGAAAACAGCGACCGACTCATCGTCGCCGGTCGCAACGGAGTCGAGGTCATGTTCGGCGACCATGAATGCGATCACTACGTTCTGGCTCGCGAGCAGATGACGATGTGCGAGGCGATCGCAGTCATCGAGATGATTTCGCATGCGAGTCGCATCGCCATGAAGGCTGTCGGCTTCACGATCGGTCGTTGATTCTGGTTCCATCCACACTTTCACAAAGGACACACTCAAATGGCTACGCGAGCGACACGTCGGTTCTTCAGCGATCGCAAGAAGCAGGCGAAGGTTCGCCAGAAGTTTCACGAGCGGATGTCTTCGCTGAAGGGTCACGCCGCGATGGACTACGCGTTCCTGCTTCGGGCGCAGTCATTCGTGAAGCGTAACGGGCTTGAGGACAACAGGAACGTGATGCTGGCACTCGCCGAACTCACGTCCGAGACGATGGACATCATTCGGAAGCAGTCGTAGTTTTTCATTCACTCAATTTCACAAAGGACACTAATCATGTTTCGCAACATCATCAAGAAGTTCGCTCTGTCGCTGGTCGCCGATGACATCAAGTCCATGATCAACGCAGCCGTCGCCGAAGCGATGGACAACGTTTCGGATCACATCGACCTGGATGATCTGGCGTCCACAGTTGCCGAGAACACTGACTTCGACTGCGAGGAAATCGCCCGTCACATCGACACCGATCGCATCGCCGAGTCGGTCGCCGACGAAATCGACACCGATCGGATCGCGGAGTCGATCGCCGAGAACATCGACATGGAGGCAGTCTCCGAGGGGATCGACCTCGACGATCTGGCCGAGGCTATGAATAAGGTTCGCCAGATGCGTCGCAAGATTCGGCTCGCGAAGGCTGCCCGCTGATTATTTCATCTCATCATCAAACAAGAAGGGACACTAAACGATGACTCGCTTTCAAGTTGCTGATCGTGTGCTGGCAGTCGTTCCGAACGGAGCGAGCGAGGTCACGATCGTCGAGGGTTTCGTTACCGGGATCGAGCAGGACGGGCGGCTCGTCGCCGTTCGGCCTGCCAGCCCCGATGAGTGGGAAGAGGGCATCATGGACAACGACCCGGCCGCTCTGTCGTGGTGGTGGGGAGCGAGCGAGGTCTATCACGTTGTCGATGCGGACAAGGCGATCGAGCAGTGTTCACGGATGAACGCTGACGACGATGTTCTTCAGGGAGGGTGCGAAGATGAACTGGGAGTTGATTGTTGAGTTGCTCGTGATGATCCTGCGGATCGTGTCCGCAGGGCAGGCTGATTGAGTTTTCTTTCTTCAAGGAGTTCTATCATGGCGATTGCAGTTGACGACAAGATGGCGGCCCTCCTGGCCGAGGTTCAGAAGATTCTTGATCCCATCAAGGCGAAGGACGCCGGTGCAGCGAAGGTAGCCAAGGAGGTTGCGAAGATGATTCAGGTTCCGGAACTGCGTGGCCTGCGTGTGACGAAGAGGTTCAAGGTCAAGTTCACGTCCGGGCAGTTGATGCTCTCGGACGGGAAGGGGCCGAAGGAGCGTCGTGCGGCGATCGTGAAGATCAACTCGTCGTTGGCGAAGATGATGAACGCCGACTGCGAGCCTGCTGAGATCACGGCGACGATGAGCACGGTGCTGGACTCGCTGAAGGCAGTGGATGCCAAGAACAAGGACTCGGAGGCTCTCATCAAGAAGGCCGTCGAGATCTACGCTCGCGAGCGAGGGAACTCCTGAGCCGATCGCGGAAGTCGTCTCATCTCGGCGGAGGGTCGCCTCGGCGGCCCTCCGCTTTTTTGTATCCGCGATCGCGCTCGCTGGAAAAAAATCACGCGAGCCCTATTGCCCGTGCCGTGCAGTAGGCGTATGATGTGAGCCATGAGCATGAACGCCGCAAGCCGCCGCACTAACCCCCGCAAGGGGGGCCGCAAGGCCGGGGCCGCAGGGGGCCGCAGGGCCGCAGGGGGGCAGGGGCAGGGCCGGGGCAAAAAGGGGCAGGGGCAGGGCCGCAGGGGGCCGCAGGGGGCAGGGCCGCAGGGCCGGGGCCGCAGGGCCGGGGCCGCAGGGCCGGGGCAGGGCCGGGGCCGCAGGGCCGCAGTGACCATGACAACGGCAGAGCGCGACGCCATCGCCGCTGCGTATCAATGGTTCGTCGTGAATCGCGAGTGCGAGCAGGCGAGCATCCTATACAGGCTTCTGGTTCGTTCGTTCGGTGAGCCTCGTTCAATGAAAGAAAACTGATGCAGACTTTCTTGCCGTATCCTTCGTTCGGCCAATCAGCCAAGTCTCTGGACTACAAGAGACTCGGGAAGCAGAGAGTCGAATCGAAGCAGATCCTGATCGCTCTCGGTTGCACTGTCGGGGAGCATGAAGGCAATCCGACATCTCGGTGGAGGAATCATCCGGCCGTCAAGATGTGGCGTGGTCATGAGTTCTTTCTCGTTGACTACTCGCTCGCGATCTGTGCCGAATGGGCGAATCGCGGATATCGCGACACTCTACACAGTCAGTTTCACCAACTCTTGGTCAACCTCGGCCGCCTGCGAGAATTCTGGACGCCCCCTTCGTGGCTCGGCGAGGCGTCACTTCACGCATCTCACAGAAGCAATCTGCTTCGCAAACTGCCGGATCACTATTCGAAGTTCGGGTGGACTGAGCCTGACGACCTTGAATACGTTTGGCCCGTATCTTGAAGGAGGACTGCGAGATGGATAGATTCATCGGCGTGATTGGTTGCCAGGACGTGATCACCTATCGCCAAGCATGGTGGATCACTCGGGCGAAAGAGACTGACGGCGTGATTGACGGAAATAGAGTGCTGAAGGTAGGGGACACGCTGTTCATGGACGACCCTTCGTCGTGGCGTCCCGACAGGAAGCAAGCGATCCGGGACGTCATTAAGAAGATAGAGTCGGTGAGGCAGGCACTCGCCGACCAGATCGAGGAACTCAAGAATGAAGAAGGCATCGCATGAAAACAGTTTGCATCGACCGTTCGTTCTACGACTTCGACAAAGAGTGCGGGCTCGGCGAGATTGACATTGACGTAACGCTGGTCTGCGACTGCGATGAGTCCGGCAGCGGGAAGGCTGAACTCAAAGAGGTTCTGTTTCGCAGAATCAGCGACAAGTTCGGATCGCTGATCTACCCTGGCGAAGTCGAGACGCGAGTGTGGTCTGTTCTTCACGACTACGTCGCCGATCGTTGCCGCGAACAGTGGGCGACCCTCGAATTGTTTGCACTGGCGTCCGATCCGACCTCTTACCCAATCCTTGCGAGGTGAACAATGGAAGACCAGATCTCTCGACGGCCGGCACGAGGCACTGTGTTCAAGGACTCAGAGGAACGACGTGCCGCGAAGACAAAGGAGTCCGCTCGGCTCTGGCGGGCTCTTCGCGCTGCGACTCGGCTCACAGACGAGGCTCGTTCTGTCGGTCGCGGAGTGTACGAGATATCGCCCGAAACGATGATGTCAGTGCGTCATCATTGTGAAGGACTGCGTCACAAACTCGAGCAGCACGAACGCGAACTCATGGAGCAGAAAGGAGAAGGCGACAAATGAGCGACATCCTCGTCGTCTGTCCGCAGGCTGTCGTTTCTGCGTGGGGCCATCAGGTGGAAACGTGTCTCGTCAAAGAACCTTGGGAGCATCAGGTCAAGGCGAGCGACTGGGTAAAGTCCCGAAAGTCTGCGATGCTTGCTCTTGACATGGGGACCGGAAAGACGCTGACTGCACTCATGGCGACTTGCTCTGAAGGGGCGTCTCATGTATTGCTCGGACGCGGAAGCACAAAGTCGCGTGCGGCGAAGTTCAAGAAGGCAATGCTGACTCGCTCAAAAGACCAGACGCTGGTCGTGGTCACAAACTACGACTCTGTCTGGCGTGGAGAACTCGCGAAAACAATCGGTGCTCACAAATGGAAGGCGATCATCTTGGATGAGTCGCATCGCGTGAAGTCACCAAACGGGAGGGCGTCGAAGTGGCTGGCATCACTGGCGAGAGCGAATCCGCAGGCGAAACTCTTGTGCCTCACTGGAACGCCGATGCCTCACTCTCCGCTGGACTTGTACGGGCAGTTCAGGTTTCTTGATCCGAGCGTGTTCGGGACTTCTTACGCGAGGATGAGGGCTAGATACGCAGACTGCGACCCGATGTTCCCGAGCAAGGTCAGGCGATGGCTTCGTCAGGACGAACTCGCCGCGATCTTAGACAGGAACTCATTTCGGGTTACGGCCGACGAGGTTCTGGATCTTCCTGACGCCATTCACGAAAGAATCCCGGTTATCTTGTCTGCCAGGGAGCGCAAGTTCTACGACAGCCTTGAGCGCGACATGGTCGCATCCGTCGGTGGCGGTCATGTAGTCGTGTCAAATGCGTTGACCAAACTACTGCGGCTCCAGCAGGCGACTGGAGGCCATTCGGTAGTCGAAACTGGAACCGGGCAGGCCACGATCTATCTGGACAAGACTCCGTCGAAGCGAGTCGCTTTCGAGGGGTGGCTAGAAGACCTTCCGCAGAAAGAACCGATCGTCGTGTTCTGCCGTTTCAGAAGCGATATACGCGATGTCATCGAGTCGTGCAAAACCTACGGAAGAACCTACGCGGAACTCTCTGGAGAGAGGGACGAACTTGCAGAATGGCAGGCAGGGAGCGCAGATGTGATCGTTGTCCAGATTCAGTCTGGCGGCGTAGGAGTCGATCTAACCAGGGCAGCATACTGCGTCTACTACAGCCTTGGATACAGCCTCGGCGATTACGAGCAGAGCCTCGCTCGCCTTCGGCGTCCTGGTCAAACGAGGTGCGTCAGGTACTACCATCTCGTTGCTGAGAACACTGTCGATGAAGCCGTATACAAGGCTCTCTCGCAGCGTAAGGATGTTGTCGAGCACGTTCTTGGAATGCTTTCTTGCAGGACTGAAAAATGAAAATCATGTCAAACACAATCGACTTCGATGTCTACGAGTGGGACGACCCAGGCGATTACCCGAACGCTGTCGCGTCTGGCCCGCTCCCTTCTTATCTCGTGTGCGAGTGCAGCGGCGATATTACGATGCGGCTCGAAAGCGACGACGAGATGGAGGGGGTCCACAATATAGAGGACTGGTTCGGCGATTGGATCGAAGCCTCTGGCGAGATAGAGGTTCCTTTCGGATGGAGAGTGAAGTGGAAGTTTCAGATGGAAGGAAAGACGCTGACGGTCGTGCCAGAGAGCGCAGAATTCGACGAGACATCGTTGAGCGACTGATGGAAGCGTCGAAGTTCGCACTGATGGACGGTGCGAGATCGACGGTGATAGAAGCCGCTGAACTCATAACGGAACTAAGAAGATGGCAAAGATATGCGAAATCTGCGGAGGGCGTGAGTGCGTTGACCCGTGGAGAATCTGCGGACAATGCGACGCAAAGCGAACAGAGTGCATCAGAAGCGAGGAGAGGCTTAGGAAGGAGTTGAGGGAAGCGAACGAGAAGTTGATTGGAAGAACTACGCCTGGGATGAAGAGTCGGGCTGGCTCTGTGCATGAGAGACGCGGGCGAAAACTTATTCGTCCGGTAAAGCAAGAAGTTTTCATGGAGGACGGCGACGATGAACCTGAATGAAATACTTGACGCTGTGGTCAAGAAGCAAGCAGAGTGCGACGAGTTGGAGATGAGGATGAAGAAACTCGACGATCAGCGAAAGCAACTTGAAGATCTCGCGGCGGAGGCACTTGCGGCAAGCGGCCTCGACCGTGTAACGTATGCGGGCCGCTCGTGGCGGGTTGAAGTGGCTTCATACCTAAGTGTGCCAAAGGACAACCGCGACGCCGTGCTCCAGGCGGCATATAACGAAGGCATCGCGGACGAACTGACTACGGTCAATACCGCGACACTAAAGTCGTGGCTCATCGAGCGGAAGAAAGAGCAGGGGCAGGATGTCTCTGGCAAACTCGCAGAAGGCACTGCGTTCGACGGGCTCGTCAGTGAGTATTCACAGATCCGGCTGCGTAGCCGGTCTGTGTGAGTTGGTGGTTCGGTGTGTTTCATCGCAAGGAGTGTGGCTATGAGTCCCACTGGTGATTTGGTTCCGGGTCAGGGAGGTTCAAAGTTCCTGGCTCTTCGCCCCGACAGTGATGTTCGCGAGGCTCTCGTCGCGAACCTCGGCCCCGGAGAAACCCTCCAGGCGTCCGATCTGCCGAGAGTGCCGACGCCGTCGGGAGGCGGCAAGGTCTGGGCGTGGACTGACTCGGGCAACAACGAGCAGTCGGCGAAGAGCATCGACGGTGTGCTCGCCTACTACGGCGTTCGCGGAACGCTGTGGGGGAGCGAGGAGCCGCAGGGTAAGGTCAGCCCCGTCCTCGTGACGTATGACCTCATCACTGCGACTCGGCTGAACGACGACATCGGCGATCTCGACGCCGAGATGCTGGAGTCGTGCCGGACGGGCGACCGCACCTATGACTGGCAGCGACTGCCGTACAACCAGTACGGCACGAGCAAGTCCGGTCGAGGGAAGCGGTGCAAGGAGTCTCGACTGCTCGCGATCCTGCGGGCCGACGAGGCATGGCCTCTGCTCGTCTCGGCCGGGCCTGGTTCGCTGAAGACGGTCGTGCCGTTCGTGAAGAGGCTTCCGGTGCCGCACTTCCGGGCCGAAGTCTCGTTGACGCTGGAGCGGATCGAGAACGCGGGCGGTCAGCCCTACTCGCAGATCGTCCCGAAACTCACCGGGACGCTGTCGCGTGAGGAGGGCGAACTGGTTCGCAGGCTCTACACGAATCCGCTATCGAAGGTCGCCCAGCAGGTTGACTTCGACGGCGAGTGATCGCTGATCCCTGACGTCGCTTCATCGCCGGAGGGGAGTCGCGATCGCGGCCCCCTCCGGCGTCTTTTCACTCACCATCAAGGACTGAATATGAGTGCTCACGTTGGAAGGTATTGTGAACTTGGATGGAGGATCGTCCGGCTCAACGGCGTAGCGAAGCCGTCCGTATGCACCTGCCACAAGGGAGCGAGATGCCCGACGCCCGGAAAGCATCCGGTTGGTACGGAGTGGCAGAAGCACGCGACATCGGACGAGGATGTCGTCGAGTCATGGTTCGAGGACAACGAGAACATCAACATCGGAGTTCTGCTCGGGCCGTCATCTGGCGTCATCGACATCGAACTCGATGACGACGCCGCGAAGGAGACATGGGCTTCGCTCGGGCTCGGAGAGATCTGGACTCCGACATACACAGCAGGAAGAGGTCCGCATCGGATCTTCAAGTGGCAGGACGGCCTCCCGCCGGTCGCGGTCAAGAAAGCGATGGGCATTGAGTTCCGGCTCGGGAACGACGGCAAGGCTTCGCAGTCTGTGCTCCCGCCGAGCACGCATCACAGCGGCGCGAAGTACGCCTGGGTCGATGGGCTCTCGCCGAGCGACGTAGAGATCGCGGAGGTTCCAGACAAACTCCTTCGCATCCTGTGGAACGACGACGGGGCCGGGCCGGTAGCAGAGCACAAGCCGCCAGCGAGCCTCATCGTCCATGAGAAGATTGAGAAGGGCGGCCGGAACAACGCTCTGTATCGTTTCGCGTGCGACGAAGGCTTCAGGTGTCGCGACATCAACTCCGAGAAAGAGCAGCAGGACATGCTCGCCAAGATCTCGGCGATCAACGCGATGCAGTGCGTGCCTCCGCTTTCGCCAGAAGAGGTCGTGTCAATCTACAGGAGTGCGGTCGCGTTCGTCCGCAAGACTCAGTCTGTCGGGATGCCGATAGATGTCGCCATGAGCCAGTGTGAAAGAGGCATCGCCGAGAAGAAGAAGCGTGGCGACCCGACACCGAAGGAGAAGGACTGGGTTCGTGCCTTCACAGTGACCGGGCTTCACTACGCCCCGCCTCGTGACGGTGCTGATCCAGAATGGTGGCCTGGTGAATGGCAACTCACGGTCGTGCATTCAGATCCGCTTGAGTACCGACTCCACGTTCCCGCATGGGCTGAGTGGACAGCGAACGGTTCTGGCAACATCAGCCTCAGCGTGGCTACATACAGGTCATCAACGAAGGTGGCGGCAGCGGTCCTCGCGGCCACCGGAGTCGTCATGCTGGACGATGAACCTGGGAAGTGGAAGCGAATCTGGGACGGCGGCGGCAAGAAGAAGCCGACGCGAGGAATCAAAGCAAAACTGCTTGATAACGTTACGCACGAATGGCCCGGAGCGTCGTCGCTACGGTACGTCGTGCTGGCGGGATGGCTCTACGACAGGCTGTCCCAGGCTTCGCAGCCGAACGACGATGACACGCCATGCCCGACCGGAAGGGCAGCGTGGAGGGCCGACGGGACGCTCTGGTGGAACTGGACGAAGGTCTGGGAGGACATCGAGCGGAACCACAGGGTCATGGAGGGAGAGCGTCAGGCATTGAAGCGGAGGCTGATTGGAAAGTTTGGGGATAGTGCGACGGACTTCAGGCACGCGGAGTTTAGGCATCTTGGGGGAGCCAGGAAGACTTACGTCGTGTGGACGAAGCGAGAGTTCGCTGTCCTGGAGCAGATGGCGACAGAAGAAGCAGGGGGCTTAGGGGGGCAGTAAATCTTTTTTCAAAAAAGTTGTTATTTCGCGTGCGGTTTGTGCGGCAGGTGAGTTTCGTGCTCTTTTTTATGGGGCGAAACGTGCCGGGAAAAGCAGCGGGAAAGCCTATATGCCGCACAAATACCTCCGTTTTTGTGACATGGTTGCCCAGTTTATCAGGAAGGACGTATAGACTATGCAGATTGCCCGTCTTGTTGGTGGGGCCGGGACAGGGAAGACGACCGAACTCCTGAAGATCATGGAGTCGGCCCTTCAGGTCGTCAAAGATCCGACCCTCTTAGGGTTCGCGTCTTTCACTCGTGCTGCCAGGGCCGAAGCGGTCAGTAGGGCGAGTTCAGCGTGGAACATCGACCCGGAAATACTCTCTAAAAAAGGGTGGTTTCGGACTGTCCACTCGACGGTGTTGAGATGTCTCGGAGACTCGGCGAGCGAACTCATCGGCGACTCCAAGGAAGACCTGGAGTGGATCTCGAAGTCACTCGGCGTGAAACTCTCGACAGACCTCGACGACCAATACGGCCGCCAGAAATACATCGGCGACCCGGTAGTGTCGGCGTCTCTCAACTGCTGGTCGCTCGCACGCGTGACGATGACCAGCCTTGAGGAAGTCGTGCGTCGCGCCAGGGCGATAGACGACAACGTGCCTGAGTACGCGAAGGTCGTGTCGGTCGCCGAGCGATACGAGATGGCGAAGCGTCTGGACGACAGGATGGACTTCGACGACTCGCTGATGAGGTTCTCGGGCGTAAGAATGTCGCCTACCTACGGCATCTCAATGATCACGCCGATGGGCTTTCTGCCGGAGGTTCAGGCGTGGCTCTTCGACGAGCAACAGGACGCGTCGCCCCTGCTCGATATCGTGTGCAAGCGGCTCGTGTCGTCTCCAACCGTAAAGTGGTGCTACGTCGTCGGCGACCCGTTCCAAAGCATCTACGGCTTCGCTGGATCATCGTCCTCGTGCTTCATGGCGTGGAAGGCCGACAAGGAGCGGATCATGCCGAAGTCTTGGAGATGTCCGAAGCAAGTCCTGGATCTTGGAGAGCGTTGCTTGAGGCGTCTATCGAAGGGCTACTTCGACAGAGGCATCGCACCGGCAGACCACGATGGTAGCGTAAGCGAGTCAACGATCGAGGACGCAGCGATGATGGCGAAGCCTGACGAAGACTGGCTCTTCATCGCACGGACGAACTTCCAGGCAACGAGGCTCGCTGCTGCGCTTCACAGTTTCAGCAGACCGATGCGATGGGTGAACCAGCCAGATGGGCTGTCTGGAAGAGCGGTCGGGCTTCGTGGCCTGTACGCACTCGAAAAAGGCGAAACGATCACAGGAATTCAGTGGAAGCAGGCGATCGAACTGCTACCGGTGAAAGACAAGGACGGAGCGACGTTCCTGAAGCGTGGAGTGAAGGCTCAGTGGCGGAAGGACGAAGAACTGCCGTCGAGGTGGGACAGGATCTGGATCGACGAACTCCACGAGGTCGGTGCGACCGACGCACTCATATCAGCCATCAAGGATGCCCGCTGGGGTGGGCTCGTAGACCGTGGGAATGAGTGGCGTCGCATGGCGGCAAAGTGGGGGCCGGAACTAGCGAGCCTGCCACGGATACGCGTCGGCACGATCCACTCGGTCAAGGGTGCCGAGGCCGAGAACGTTGCACTGCTGACCACGACGAGCAAACTCGTTGAGCGAGGGCTAGAGGAGCCTTCGCAACGAGATGAAGAGCACAGGATCGCGTATGTAGGCGTGACCCGTGCTAGAAGGAACCTGATCGTCATCAACGAGGGGCGTTCAGGCACATCAAGGATGGAGGTTCTATGATCACCCGAATGGATGGCCGCACAGTCTGCGAAAGATGCGGAGGATCTGCTCACGATTTGGTAAGCCACTATCGCGGCGAGATGACCGTCCAGTGCGTCTACTGTCTTGAGTTCGCCAAGATCTTTGGGTATCCACCTGAGAATGAACTGCGGCCAGAGAGCCGAAACGCAGGGGATTACGTCCTGAAACATGGACGCTATAAAGGGCAGAGCATCGCCGAGGTGGCATCGTCTGGACAACGTGGCATCGAGTACCTAAAGATCTTGTCAAAGGATTCGCCCAAGATGACCGGGATCATCGCCGAGTACTTCGATTCACGCTCCGCCGTGAGCGTTCAAGCGGCCGAATCTCAGCATGAGCCGCATCGGTCGCCAAGCCGAGACGAGGCGGGTATCTCCGGCAGTCCGTGACGAATGCCAGTCCTTCATTCGTGTGCGGTCAACTCGGGGGCTTCGGCCCCCGAGTTTTTTTGTGAATAGACTTGACACGCGAGACTTCGCGGGGTATCACACCCATCGCCATGCCAAGAGAGTCTTCGATCGTCGCCTCAATCGTTCGCGCCGCCAATGCCGACGGATGGTGGACGATGAAGATTCACGGAGGGCCGTATCAGTTGTCTGGAGTGCCAGACGTTCTGTGCCTGAAGAGTGGTCGCGCCGTTTTCCTTGAGGTAAAGCAGCCCGGAAAGAAGCCGACTGAGATCCAGAAGGCCAGGATGAAGGAGATCAGCGAAAAGGGCGGCGCAAAGTGTGCCGTCGTGACTTCTAAGGAGGAGGCGATTCATGCTCTTCAAGATCATTCGCGCCGTGCAGTTAGAAACGCTCTCGATCAGGATCACGTTCGAGCAGAGCGAAGATTTTCCGTGCGAGGCGATGACTGAGCACGCAGACGCAGTAGAAGACGCCGTGCGGAACGAGTACGAGGGGACAGACAAGCCGGCCGACATCATCGCGTTCGAGATCGCAGACAGGTACCGACGCGTTGAATGCGTTGAGGTTGAGGACGAAGCGGGCGATGTCATCTGCTGCGAGTGCTGCTGAAATGGGATACACGCCTCCTAGATTCCGCGAAGACCGCTATCAGCAGGCATATCCAGGGCTCGTCGTGATTGCGATACTCTGCATCTGCATGTTCTCATTCTCGGTCGGGATGCTTGTTGGTCAGTCACAAGTCCTGTGTTCGATCGAGGCAGAAAAAGGCAATGAATAGGAGCACACTTGCATGAGCGTTGCTGAACTGTGCTGGATCTGCATCGGGCTATCTATAAACACAGTCACGTTCTTCATCGGAATGGCGGTCGGCGCATCAACAAAGGTCAAGTGATGGGAAACCTAAAAGACAGGCTGATCGAAGCCGAGGAGCCGAGGGAAGACGTGGTCAACTCGTGCGTGTTTGATTTGATTCAGGCACTTAGAGAGGCACACTCAGAACCAGAGCCTCGCGACCACAGGCAACTACTGCTAGTGGCAGCAGATGCTCTTGAGAACCAGAAGCAGGTCATCAGGAATCTAATCCTTGAGGTAGCGAAGAAATGATCGAAGAACCTTGGCTTTACCAATGGTCGGGCCACATCAGGCACGGGAGGTCTGCTCTGGCGTTCGACATTGGGGCGAACACAGGAACGTGGACTTCCGTGATGAGGCACTGGTTCAAGAGCGTAGTGTCAGTAGAGCCTGACAGGAGATGCCATCCTCCTGCCGGCCACGATTACGTCAGGAACGCGGTTTCTTCGCAATCCGGCGGGAAAGTGAGGATGTACCTTCGAGAGAGTGCTCTCCAGAACTCGCTAGACCAAAGACACGCCGTCGGCTCTGTAGGAGAGGTAGTCCACGTTATTGCGAGCGAGGAGGTCGATTCTGTCACACTAGACGATCTAGTTCGCGTTTACGGCGAGCCTGACTTCATCAAGATGGATATCGAGGGCGGAGAGACGGACGCACTAAATGGCGCGACTCTTGATTGCCTCAAGAGATGCCGGTGGGTCATCGAGTTGCACGACACTCGCGTTGAAGTGTGCGAACAACTGCAGAGGCTCGGGTACAAGAAAATCACAATCATGAAGCATCCTCATCCAGATGCCGGCAAGGGGCATGAGTGGGCATTGATCCTTCCGGAGTCAATCGCATGAAGCCGCCAGAGTGGATGCTCGAGCCGGCGTTTGAGGAGTTCAAGGAAGAGTTTGAGGCGCGAGCGATCCACGGAACTAACGTGCTGTCGCAGTCAGCAGTAGCGATTGTCGGCCTAGCCAGGAACTGCGGCCGCTCGCTTCCTGCGAACCTGCACCGTGCTTCCATGATCTCGAAGGCTTCACGCGAATCCCGCATGATGATCTTCGAGAACGACAGCGTTGACGACACGAAGAAGATCCTTGCCAAGTACGAGGCCGGCTCTGAAGGTTTGGTCAAGTGCGAACTGAACGACTTCGGCCGCAAGCAGCGTACGTCCGAGATGGCCGGACCGCGAACCGTAGAACTTGCCGAATACAGAACTTCGTGCCAGGAGTGGGTTCGCCAGAACTGCCAGGGCTACGAATACACGGTCGTCATTGACTGGGACGCTTGGGGCGGATGGATTCACTCTGGAGCAATGACTGGATTCTCTTATCTGGCAACTGAGCAGCAGGCTTTCGCGATGGCGAGCGTATCGCTGCTTGAGCAAGAGAGTCCAGTGCTCGGCGACAACAAAATCGTCGTTCAGCATCAGTGGATGCACTACGACTGCTGGGCTCTGCGGCTCAATGCGTACTGGGACGACTACAGTGCCGGAGTCGGCGGATGGAAGCACAACTGGA